CTACTGTGCCGAGCACCACTGCGTTGGCGGCGGGTAAACCATTCCGTACTGGGTCAGGCGTAGCGAAAGCGTTTACTCCAGCAGAAATGGACGAGATGGATCGCGCTGAGTTGCGTGATGCCAATGAGCTGGCTAAACAAATTCTTGGCACTAAAGCACCAAAGTTAAAAAACATAGCTCCAGCCAAAGCGGCACGCAGCGCTAAAGAATTGTTGGATACAGACGCATTTGTTTCTTCGACAGACCTTAGAAGCAACATTGCAGGAACTGGCAAGACACAAGCAGATTTTGAATTCTCCCGTGGCACACCAGTTAAAGGCTTGACTAAGGCTGAGCTTGAAGCCGAACTTACCGCCGGTATGGGCGAGCCAGTTACTGGGCGCAAGATAGAAGCAATGGTGTCCAATAAATTGGCTGTGTATGAGAGTGTTCAAGATTTTCTTGATAAGCAACCAAAACTAAAACGTACAGGCAAGTCCGAATACGAAGGCTTAATCCCAGCAGACGCCAAAGGTTTTGTACAAAACGGCAAGGCTGTACTGTTTGCCAACAACATTGGTAAGGGCCACGGACTGGGCGTACTGCTCCACGAAGTTGGCGTGCACTTGGGGTTCCGCAACTTCTTTAATGAAGGTCAGTACAACGCGTTGGTTAAGACAGTCAAGAACTGGGCAAACAAAACTGAAGACTCATTGGAAGCGCGTGTTGGTAAAGCCGCCGTGCGCAGGGTTGAGGCTGCTAACACCCCACCACACCAGATTGACGATGAGTTGTTGGCATACGCTGTTGAAGAAGCCATGCAGATGGGCGTAGAGCCTGTTGGAGTTAAAGGCGGCAACGCAGTTAAGAACTGGTTGAAGATGGTGGTTGATGCGTTTAAAAAAGCGCTTGAGAAGTTTGGCATCAGCGCCAAGAACTTGACTGCTGGCGACTTGGTTAATTTTGCCTACGGCGCAGCGCACCTTGAGCTTAAAGGAACTTGGCACGGTACAGGTGTTAATTTTGATATGTTTGACCATACGTATATGAACACGGGTTCAAAAGCTCAAGCATATGGTTGGGGAACATACCGCGCACAAAAGTACGGCACTGCGCAGACGTACCAAGTTGATGCAGCTACAAAACAATATGATGATTGGGTTGACCGCCCGGATATACAAGCATGGCTTAAAACACAAAGACCTGAATTTACAGGTAAATTGCCAGCAGGTATTCCAGAACAATTTTTGAATGTGCCTTTGCGCGAAGCTAATGACGCGTACGGCGGTCAAAACCCAAATAAAATTTTTAAAGAAGCTGTTCAAGGCGAAATTGAAAACATTGAAGAAGAAAGAAAGCAGTTTTCTAATCTAAGTAATATGCCGCGTGCAGTACAAGTATCGCCTGCCAGAGCCTCAATAGCAGCGGCACAAGCTTCTGCACGCATAACTGCCAGACCTATAACTGCAACACCCGTTAGAAACTACGGGTATGGGCCTGTAACTAAACCTTTAAGTTGGCGTGTGGAGTGGATGCAGGGGTTGTCTGACGCAGAAGTAGATAAAAAAATTCAAGAGCTTAAAAAGTTTGCAGAAACTGCTGACGAACATTTAAAAGCGGTTAATCAATTTCCTGTTTATAAAGGCAAAGAGTACATTGAGTTGTACAAAGCATACCCCACTGCCGCAAAGGTCATACACACATTTGACAAAATGACGGACGCCAATAACGGCGTTCCGCCGTCTTGGAAAGAAGCTATTGCCAGTGTGAAAGCTGAAGCAAGCAAAAACGTAAAAGAGTTTGGAGAATTTTTTGAACGTTTTACATACGGAAAAGACCCGTACACAAAACAGGTGTACGACGAAGCAAAAGAAACCTTACGTGATATTGATGCGTTTGATATAAACGACTTTACGTACAACCCTCCGTCTGGGCCACCTGTACCTGAACCAGCAGGTTACATGATGCGCACGTTGCACACACGCCCTGAGAACGAATACATTCTTTATGACAGCCTCGCAGACAAACAACCAGAAGCTGTTAAAGATGCGTTCAAGCGTATCTACGATGGTTTAGATAAAAAACAACAAGCAGTATTTAATCGTGCAATAGGCCATGTACGGCCAGATCGGCAAACCGGGCGTGATCTGTATAACGCTTTAAGTGCCGTGCTTGAACACAGTGGTATGCCAAGTGAAATGTGTGACATGTTTGCATCTGAAATGCTGCACGCTGAAGGTGTTGCGGGTATTAAGTTTTTTGACGGCGTGTCAAGATACTCAGCAACACAGGGCGTTCCGGGTACATACAACTACGTTGACTTTGGTGACAAAGATGAAGGTGCGCAGATCATTGCCACCGACATTAACCCAATCAATCAAACACAACCAATGCAAAAAAGCGAGATACTGTTCTCGCGTTCAGCAGAATTCACAAACCCAGAAATTGCCAAGCAAAGCAATTTTATTAATAAAATTGTGGCCAAAGACAAAACGCTGTGGCAAAGAATAAAAGCCAACTTGACAGGTCTGGCTTTTGAGACACAGCTTGTGGACAGGTTTGCAGGCTTCGAGCGCTTAGCCAAGTACATGGAGCCACTTAAAGGCACCCAGATGTTGTACTACTTGCGCATGTACGACCAGCGCATGAACTTTGTATCGCAAGCAGTCTCCAACGGCGCACCGGCAATTGTGGAGAAAACTCGCCCAGACGGACGTGTTGAGCGTGTGTTGGAGAGCAAAGAGAGCGCCAACATACACAACGTTGTGCAAATTTTAAAAGAAGCGCAGCCTATGGTTGGCAACGCTGAAGCTGTTAACAGCATATTTACTTTGTACATGGCTGCTATCCGCGCTGACAACAAAGGTTTGGCTTCATTGAACTTTGGTGAAGACGTTACACAGGAGCTGCTCAACAAAACTATGGCTACCGTCAAGGCTACGCCCGGCTTAGAGAGCGTGTTAAAAAACGCAAAAGACGAATACAACGCATACAACCGCAACTTAATTGAGTTCGTTGTCAGCACTGGCGCATTGTCTAAAGAAGTTGGTAACCGTTTGCTGAAAGAAAATGACTATATCCCGTTCTATCGCGAACGCAACGGCGTAGCCGAACTGTTAATTGGTGGTGAGTCTCCCATCCGTATTGGTAGTATTGCCGAACAGCCGTACCTGCATGAGCTTGTTGGTGGCGACAGTCCCATCCTTGACTTCATGACCAGCTCCGTCCAAAACACCAACTTGTTGATGGATATGGGTATGCGCAATCTGGCTACCAAAAACGCCGTGTTTGAATTGGTTGATCTCAAAGCTGCTAAGTTTGTGAAGACGGATGCTGGCCCCGACGTTGTTAAATTTAAAGACAATGGCGTAGATCGCTACGCTGTTATTGCTACCGAGAAGGTAAAGATTGGCAACAAAGAGTTTGATACCGGCGTACCAGCCGACATATTGGTCAAAGGCATGGAGGGTATTCCCACACAGATGCCTGTGCTTTTGCGTGCGATGGCTTTCCCAGCACAGATATTACGCAAAGCAATTACGCTCAGCCCACTGTACACGGCTAAACAGTTGTTCCGTGACTCTTTGGCCGCGCCTATTGTTTCTGGCGCGGATTTTATGCCGGTCATTGGTGCGTTGAAAGAGATTAACTCTGCCACTAAACAAAAGCTTGAGCGCCGTGGTATTACCGGCGGGCAACAGTTTACAGGCGGTGCTGCGGACTTGACCAAGATTTTGCGAGATGTGTCTGAAGGTAAGCCGGGTTGGATGACTGCGCTTGGCAAACTTGAAGCCATGAGTATGGAAGCGGATGCCACAACACGTCGCGCCCAGTACAACAGCTACATTCAGCAAGGTCTGTCTGAGATGGAGGCAACGTTGCTGGCGCTGGAGTCCATGAACTTTAACAAGCGCGGCGCGTCACCATCAATACACATTGCCAATTCGATGATACCGTTCTTTAACGCTCAGATTCAAGGTCTGAACGTGTTGTACAAAGCGGCTACGGGCAAGATGCCGTTTAACGAGCAGTTGCGTATACGTGAAAAGATGATGCAACGCGGTGCTTTGATGGCTGTGGCCAGCTTTGCCTACGCCGCTTTAATGCAGGACGATGAAGCGTACAAGAACGCTAACCCTGACCAGAAATACGGCAACTTCTTTATCCGCGTACCGGGCTTGGATGAACCAATCAAATTGCCTGTGCCTTTTGAAATCGGATACATCTTCAAGGCGTTGCCTGAGGCGCTGCTCAACAGTATGCTCAACGAACACGGCAGCGAAGAAGCAGTCAAAGCGTTCAAACAAATTCTGCTTCAGACAGTGCCCGGCGGTTCGTCTTATGGCATACCCCAGATAATGAAACCGGCCATCGAAGCGGGACTGGGCAAGTCGTTTTACACAGGTCGAGACATTTTGTCTGCGCGGGAAAAGGAGTTGTTGCCAGAAGAACAGTTCCGCGCCAACACATCAGAGTTGGCCAAAGGCATCGGCAAGACGCTGGGCATATCCCCTATTGTGTTTGAACAGTTGGTCAGTGGTTACACCGGCACTATGGGGCTTGCGTTTATGCACGCACTGAGTATGGGCGTGCCTACGGGTGAGAGTCCTGAGAAAGCTGTTAAACGTTTGTCGGAGTACCCAATTCTTGGTGGCGCATTCCAACCAAACGATGCTGGCGGTATCATCAACAGCGTGTACGAGCGCATGAACGAAAACATCAAAGTCAAACAAACGTTTGACAAAATGGTGGCAGAGGGGCGGATGTCAGAAGCCAAGGCGCTGTTGCAAAGACGCGGCAACGAGTTTATGCAGGCTGAAATGGCGCAAAGCTTTAAGAGTGATATGAGCATGTTGACTCAGGCTGAACGAGCAATTGCCGCATCAAACATGTCACCAGAAGCTAAGCGCGAACAACTTGACAAGATCAGGAAGATAAAGACCGCCGTAGCTCGTACGGTGAGAGAGGCTTCCGATAAAACCATACGCCTATCAACCCCTTTCTGATGCCAATGAAAGCTTGAGTGCGGTACTTGTAAGGAACTGAGGCGCGTAGCCCCAGTTCCTTTATCTTTGCAACATCCAGCCCGGGAACAAAAAACCCTGTGCCCGGTTTAAGTGTCGCCCACGGATAGATTATTTCCATTGAAATGTTCTTCCTCAAAAGTTATGTGCATGGCGTTAACGCGCATTGATGGGCCGTTGGTCTTGCCGAGCATATCTTTCTTGGAGTATTTGACGCGGAAAAGCTTCTCCATCTGCTTCTTGAAGTCGTCGTAGCTAAAGCTCATGCTCACACAGTGCCGCCTGAGTAGTTGTTCTTCAATGAAGTACTCCCTGAACCCCTCAGCAAATGTGCCGTGCTCGACACGCCCAAGTACCTTTGACCTTGTAAGCGACTTATCAACAGCCTCCCCATCCCCCCATGCGGCCATCAGTCGGCCTTCAGCCTTTTTGATAATGATGAAACTGCCGTAGTTGTCTCCGGTGTACGCGTTCAACACGTCCTCAGCGGTGCGCACACTGCCGCGAATAATGCCCCGGGCTTTCTCCACAACCACTTTCAAAGCGTCTATGACTTTTTGCACTTCAACGTCAAGGATGTTGGCGTAATCTCTGCGTAAAAGAATGGCAGCCGCAACAATAACGGTGCAACCAGCGTGCCAATAGCGTTCGTCATCATTGAAATCCAACACCTTTTTGAGGTGCTTATGCGTCTTGGCGACAACCTCCTCTGCCACATGCTGGTTCTTTGTCAACCAACGCACCCAAGCCTCGCCAGCCACGCCGTAATTGCGTTTCATCTCCAGCAGCACTTCACGTTCTTGGGGAGTCCACTCCAACTTGATGTTGGGATTCCACTCCAGCATACGCAGAAGTTCGCCGTTTGAACTGAACTTCCGTGCCCCAGCCATGTAGTCCGTCAGGCTTTCGTTGGAAGTCATGGTACATGTGGTCTTCCATGTCGTGTTGTTGATGCGCTCTTTGTTTACACCAGACTCCATACGCTCTTTGCCCTGCGCTTCTGCAAAGTCAAAGATAAACGTGGGTGCCCACTCCATGTCTGCACGCTGGGTGTTTGTGATCTCGTCAATCAAAAGCGGCATGCTGTTGAGCAGACCAGCGCGTTGCTGCATTGCAACCGGAGACGTGCCCTTACCTGTCCTGTAACGCAGTGGGTGTCCCCATACGCCAGCCTTGGCGCTAAGCACCAGTGACTTACCAGTACCAGAATGGCGTGAACCAATGTGCCACACAAAACCCTCGTACTCAGTGAACCGCATCAGGGATGAGCCAAACGAGTCCAGACATACAGCCAAGGCGGTTTCCATGTTGGGCTTGTTCACGAATATTGTCTGCCACAGCTTGCGCCATTTTTCCAAACTGCCAGCCCCAGAGGTGTTGCGATTGATGTTCTCAAGCCCGGGCATCGGTATGCGTGTCTCCCCGCCTTCTTTGGTAAACACTCGGTTGTTGTAGACGAAGCTGCTATCTTCTTGCCAACCGCACTGGTATGGAATGATGATTGGCTTTTTGGATTGGGATGCTTCGCCCACACAGGCGCGTACGTATTCGTAGAGCTGCTTGTCAAATCCAGCAAACGTAGACACAATGTTCTGGCTTGCCAACCACTTGAGCGTCTCGTCTTTGCTCACAATAGACTTCTGTGGAAAGTTAAGCGTCAGCACGCCCTCGGGACGTACAGCGGCCATGTGAACCAAGTGGTCGTTCTCCATCTTAAGCAGATCAACCACAAACAAGTCGTACGGAACAAGTTGAACAGTTTTCTTGGACTTCTTGCCGTCCTCGTCTTCCTCAACCTTTACAAAGTACACGCCGCCGTTCTCGCCGTAGCTGTACCCGCGTGGTGGTAACGGGCGCTTAACGGCGTCGATGTGCTCTGGTTCGTTGCCGTCATCTGGTTCCTCCAGTGCAAAGAACTCTTCCTCCACAAAGTCTTCGCTCACGGTTGCCAGCGGTATGACTTTCTCAGTGTTGTCGGCTTTGATCTCTCTGCCAAGGATCAGCGGATTTGTGATCTTGCCCCAGTGTGGACAACTTGTGCATATGCCGGGATTCAGGGAGTCCATTGCCACGCAGGAGTAAGGCCCTTTGATCTCAGCCAGCTTCTGGTGCATTCTGTCCGGCGTGTATGGGTGTAACTCCGACAACCAAACAGCCTTCTCAGTGCCGTCCTCACAAACCTTAGCCCATGACAACAACGCCCTCCACACAGGTTCTTTGCCGTCCTCTTGGGCGGTGGTGACATAGTCAGCAATCTGGGCGCAGTGAGGTTGGAACTCGGCAAAGATAGTGCGGCTGTTCTGCATCATCTTTACTTGCGCGGCATTCTTCGCGTTCTTTGGCCGCGCCCCCGGCAACAGAATTGGGTCAGCTTGCGGTGGTGCTTTTTCTTTAAGGTTGGCGTTGATGACTTGTGCAAACGCATCGAAGTCAAACACGTCGCCTTCCATCAACAACTTTACAGGAAGAGGTTGCACATACTTCTTCTTGTGGTTCATGGTACCCGGCACACGCATCAGTCGTGCCGCATCTGCGGTGACTGCCATGTCGATGACCATACCCTCTTGTTTACACAAAAGCTTTATGCTCTGCGCAACAGGTCGCCATTCAGCAACCGTCAGGTCGCGTGTCATCGGCCAGTAGCAGTGCAGCCCTCCACCTGAACCAACAATCCACGGCTTACCGAGCGCGTCAAGCCCGACCTTTGCCATGAACGCATCCAATGCCAGTACTGCATCCTTCTTTGATGCGTACCCATCCAAGTCAATAAAGAAAGACTTTACGTGCGTTGCTTTGTCAGCTTCGCGTTTCTTACCTTCAAAGCAGGAGACGGCGTAGAAGATGTCGCAGTGATCGTTGTTCCAGTTGTCTATGTGTGGGCGTAGTTCCTCAATCGTGTCCGTGAACACATGCTGTTTTCTTTTTGTGAGTTCTACCGCGCAGTACGAGCCTAAACCCGAAGACGGCAAAACCACCGCTAGGAACTCAAGCGGAGTCATGTCTGTCCTTTGGTTTATTTAAAGTCGTCTGTCGCGTGGTCTATGCCTTGGGCAAAACCGTCCTCAAAGCCTTCGTGAAAAGCCTTCTCTTTGCTATCAATTAGCGCAGCCGTGCGCTCAACCAGTACTTCAATCCAATCAGGGGTGACCTTGTCAAAACCAATGATGTAGATGTACCGAAGAAGCTCGTTGTCGTTTAGTTGTCGAGGTTGAATGCTTTGCATGTTTTTCTCCAAGCCTCGTCGGCTGTGCTTGATGTTTGTAGGATTTTGAGGAGTGCGTCTACCGTTGGACGATAGGCCACAAAAACTTCACCACCACCGAACCAGTTGTAAACAGATTGGCGTGAAACGCCAAGTGCTTTAGAGATTCTTACGACAGAGAAGTTGTGATGAACAGCCCAGCGCCCGAGTTGGTTGCCCAACGTCTTAGGCGCTTTCATGACCATGTTGATTGTTTGTTGAGAGTAAGCCATGTTGTAAGGGGCCGAAGCCCCCTCCTTCTTAAGTTTCGTCCCAATCGTCAACCATCGCCGCCAAGTTTGACTTCTTGGCGGGCACGGCACTTGGCTTTTTCTCTTCCTTGCGCACAGTAGGCTCTTCGCCTTCATCCTCTGCAACAGGCGCGGCTTTGGCTTTCTTTGCCTTTGGTGCTGGTGCTGGTGGCTCTTCTTCCTCAGCTTCTTCAACTTTGGCAGGGCGTGTACCGGCAATTGCCAGAGGCGCAGACACAGCGGCTTGCTTGGGCATCGTCATAGCAATAGCGCGTTTGGCTTCTGCTGACTCAGCCTTGACGGACACAATCTCAAACTCTTCGTCATTCAACCAGCGCATTTCTTTGAAAAACAGTTTGGGGCTTTCAGACTTGGTATCAAACTTCAAGCGCGTAACAACCAAGCTGGGGTCGATTGGTTCTTGTTGCGCCATCAACCACTTGATGTATGCCTGTAATGGGCGGTTCTCACCTTCGCCATCACCAAAGATTGATTTGGCTGGCAGAGTCAACTGAAGAATGTCGCCTTCCATGTCGTTGGCCAACACTACAGCAACGCGTTGTTGGTAGCGGCATGCGCGGCTATTACCCTGACCAGACCCTGCGATGTTTTGTGGGCAGTCTTTGCAGTTGGAGTGCTGTTTGTTGCCAGCATCAATAGAGGGTGTCTTGCCATCAGCAGACCAGCAGTCAGGCGCAGAAATCTCACCATCGTATGCCTTGGCATAAAACACGCGGCCAATGTCTGGCGCGGCGGCAACGAACACAACATCCAGATAGCGTTCTTCGATTGAAGCGATTTCTTTACCGCCGCTGTACAAGCGGAACACGCCGCCCTTGATTGAGATACGCTTGGTGGTATCAACATTACCACCAGCCAAAGCTTTGGCAACTGAGGACAGACCTTCACGGCCTTTAGCAAACGCTGGAACGTTTGCTTTGTTAAAAAGCGTCACATTAGTCATGCAATATTTCTCCTGATTACTTGGTTGGTTTGCGAACAGAGATTGCGTACTCAGTTAATGAGTTCAATCCGGGTGGTACGAGGCCGGGGTTCTCTTCAAGAAATGTTGCCATGTTGGTCTGCGCAATGCGCTTCTCCAACAAGTCAACGGCTTCGTGTTGAAGCACGAATGTCTTGAATGAATCCCAGTCTTGTGTGTTGTAGCGTGTCTTTGTGGACAACACCACAGTGCCTTGGTCAGTGCGCACAGAGGACATGCCCAGTGCAAGCATCTGATCTTTGAGTGCTATCTTCACGACATCTTGTTGCCGCTTGATTTCCTCAACTTCGTTTTCGTACGCTTGAGTCAGCTCTTGAATTCGAGCCGCCATCTTACGATACACCTTTGCCAGTTTGTCCATCGGAACGCTGGCTAACTCCTTGCTCTCCTCTTGTGGGGGAGCGTCATCATCGACTGTTGTAGTCATTTGCTTCTCCTGTTATTTTGTCTAACGTTTAACATCATACACGGAACAAACCCAAACGCAACTCCTTTCTTTAAATATTTTTAACTTCACTGTCAAACATATCTACCAGTAATTTGTGGTCATCAACTTTACCCGCCATTGCCTTGAATAGTTTTTTCTCAATAGGGCTGGACTCGATGTGTACCACAGTAACTTTGTCAGAGTTCTGACCTTTGCGATCTGCTCGCGCAATACACTGCGTGTACATCTCCACGCTCATCAGCGGCCCAAAAAACACAACAGTGTCTGCGGCAGTTAGGGTAATCCCGTGGGCTGTTGCTTGTGGCTGCATCACCAACACACGTATCTTGTCGGTTGACTGAAAGTCTCCAATGATCTGCCCACGTTTTGTTGCGGTCACGTCGCCATGAATTTGTCCCACGGCGTAGCCCTGCTTCACCAGATGCGTCACGATGGTGTCTATGCTGGAACGGAACAACGCAAAGATGATTACCTTGCGCTCTGTTTCTTCCAACACTTCCTCCAGCACATGCAGTCGAGGAGATGCGTCGAATTCCACAACCTCCCTATCGTCTGTGTACGCGGCACCGCATGATATTTGTAGCAGCTTGTTTACTGCAACACCTGCATTGACTGCGCTGATCGTTTCCCCCGCCGCACGCACCATCATTTGCTCTTTCAACATCCGATAGTATTTGTTTTGTTGTGGTGTCATAGGCACTTCGCGTGTCACTGTAATTACCGGCGGTAGGTCAAGACACTGGCCTTTTGTAAAACGAATTGCCGGTTGCAGTGCTTCGTACACCATAGATCGCGCATCTATTTTTGGTGTCCACTTAAACATGCTGATCTTGTTCATCACCTTATCTCGCCATGCTGTTTGAAACTTGGGCACACCGCTTGGGTTAACCAACCGTGCAAGGCCGTACGCATCAACAGGCGACTGCGATG